CTGGAATACGATCTGGATGGCTTCCGCTTCGCAATCCTGCCGGACAAGCACTGGTGGCCAGAGGTGCGCAAGCACCGGCCTGACCTGCCGCTGTTTTCGCTCCGCGAAGTCGCAATCGCCCTGAAAGCCGCCAAGGCCGACAACCCGGTTATTCGCGCGGTCAAAGAGCAATTCGCAAAAGCCGAAATCGCAGAAATCGAAACCAAGATCAGACAGGCCGATACGTGCCTTGAAGATGACCTGCCGATCTAAGGGGAGCGCCACATGACCGACGCCCAGACAATCGCCCGCCTTCAAAAGCGGATCATGGACCTGACCACAGACTGCGACAAGCACAAGCGCGCCGCCGCCAAGTGGCAATCCAAAGCAACCACACAGCGCAACGAACTGGCCCGCATGTCTCAGCACATCGAAAGCCTACAGGCCGAGAAAGCCGCGCTTTTGGCGGACCTGAAATGGATCAGAGGAGAAGCAGCATGACCTGGCTTATCGCCTGTGAACGCTCCGGGCGCATTCGAGACGCCATGCTTGCGCGCGGGATTGATGCCGTTTCCTGCGACTTGGAGCCGACGCGCTCCCCAGGGCCGCACATTCAGGGGGATGTTACAGAGTTGCTGCGAAAGCGGTGGACGGGGGTCATTGCCCATCCGGTTTGCCGATACCTCACAAATGCAGGGGCCAAGCACCTGTACATGGGCGGCAAGCGATACAACGAGGATGGCTCGGAAAATCCGATGGACACGCCGCGCGTCTGGAATTGCGTCGCGTCGGCCAAGTTTTTCAAAGCCTGCCTGAATGCCAACGCGGCCATGGTGGCTGTTGAAAATCCGATCATGCACGAACTGGCCGCGCAACTGGTCGGCACTCGCGCCACGCAATTTGTGCAACCTTGGTGGTTTGGCGAGCAGATGTTCAAGGCGACAGGCTTTCACCTTCGCGGCCTGCCTGATCTGGTCCCGACGAAGAAACTCACCCCGCCAAAACCCGGCACTGACGAGCATAAGCGATGGTCCTGGGTTCATCGTATGCCACCCGGCCCGGATCGGGAGGAAAAGAGATCAGAAACCGCGCGCGGAATTGCCGAGGCAATTGCCGACCAATGGGGCGCGCTCACAGGAAAGGCAGCAGCATGACCTATCTTCGCAGTCAATCGCAATACGGAGCCGCGCTAGGCCCGGAGCGGGAACAGAACGTCAAGGTGATCTATCGCGCCTACGGCTCAGACCCATTTGCCGATGGCCTCAGTGAGCCAAGCATTGCCAGGCTGATGCATTCGCACCTTGGCGTGAAATCGCCCCGCAACAAAGACGACTATTCGGCCCAGATCAAGCGCGGGAAATCGGGCGGCACAAAGGGCGGTAAGGCAACATCAAGTCAGTCACTCAAAGTCAAAAGCCAACGGCAGAAGGACATTCTGAAAATGGAAGGCGAGTTTACCCGCTCAACATTGGCCGAGGTTTTCCACCTGTCCAAATGCGCGCTTGGGAAAGACCTTCTGCACCTTCACAACTGCGGACTTCTCGAACTGAGGATGGGCGGCAACAAGGATCAAATCAAATACTACCGGGTGCGCAAATGACCAACGCCGACAAAGCACAAGAGGCTGTTCAAAGCCTCATCGTCGCGGATCGGCGCTTGGCGCTGGCCGCATACGTCATGGCCTGCCCAGAGGCCATGCTCACAGCGCTGGAATGCGTGTCAGGGCGAAAGGGGGCGGGGAAGTGAGCAAAGAATACGATTGGGAAGATGATGCAAAAGGTTCATGGGAAGTCGCAATCGCGGCCAAGCGTGAACAATGGCTTGTGGACAACATCCCCGGCGTCAAGCGGGCGCGAGTTGTCGGGCGGTGTGAGTTGTTGCAAGGTGATTGCCTCGAAATCATGCCGCACTTGCCAAAGGTGGACGCGGTTATTGCTGATCCACCTTATGGCATTTCATTTTCGCACGGCGAAGGGGGCGATGGGATCGGTGGGGGCAAGTATGTTTCAAAGTTCAATGGCATAAAAATCGCTGGTGATGATGAGCCATTTGACCCTGAACCTTTCGCAAGTGCCGCGCCGATTGTGGTTCTTTGGGGCGGCAACCATTTCGCGGAGCGGCTCCCTTCATCGTCAAAGTGGTTAATCTGGGACAAGCGGCGCGGGTTAACGACGAATGACTTCGCGGATTGCGAGATTGCTTGGACAAATCAAAAAGGTCCGGCACGTCTAATCAATCACTATTGGAACGGCATGATGCGGGACAGCGAGCGCGGCATTCCACGTGTCCACCCAACGCAGAAGCCAATCGTCGTCATGGAATGGTGCCTAAAGCAATTCCCCAACGCCGACTCCATCCTAGACCCCTTCATGGGCAGCGGCACAACCCTTGTCGCCTGTGCCAAGCTAGGTCGTCGCGGGATCGGCATCGAACTGGACCCCGACTATTTCGACATCGCCTGTAAGCGCGTTGAGGAAGCCTATCGCCAGCCAGACTTATTCTTGCAGCAAGAAAAGCCCGCGCCCGCAGAGCAGTTGTCACTTTTGGACGGGGGTGAAAATGCGGACGTGTAGTGTGAAGGGGTGCGATGCTAAACATGCAGCCAAAGGGTATTGCAATAAGCATTATTATCGCGTCCAGAGAAACGGGTGTTTAGAGTTGGCCCGCCCAGAGCCGGGGGAGTGCCTTGCCTTTCTGGAAGCCGCCGCCGCTACGCAAAGCGCAGACTGTATCGTTTGGCCTTACACTAAAACTGGATCAGGTTACGGCTGCATAACCATCCAACAACGAAAGCAGATAGCATCTCGGGTTGTTTGCGAAATGCGCCACGGCCCAGAGCCAGAACAGGGAATGCAGGCGGCGCATTCTTGCGGCAATCGGCTCTGCGTAAACCCGTGCCATATAAGATGGGCAACGGTGGCTGAAAATCATGCTGACAAAATCAAGCACGGCACCACCAATCGGGGTGAAAGGCAAGGGCTTTCCGTTTTGACGGAAGAAGAGGTTTTGTGGGCGAGAGGACAGTATGCGGGTGGCAGAAGTTACAGGGACATTGCCGACGAAATAGGCAAGAAGCCCGCGACGGTCTGGGCTGCAATAAAAGGGCAGAACTGGAAGCACCTGGAGCAGCCCAAGGCACCAGAACCCACGCAAGAAGGGTTTGATCTATGACCTGCACAGACTGCCCCCGCAACGAGCGGCAGGCGGAGTTGATCCGCAAGCTATGGGTCGGCAAGGAAAGGGACCGCAAGCAGATCGAGCGCCTACGCCAGCGCGTCGAAACACAACAGGGCATGATCGACTGGCTGCGGGCGCAAAAGGCTGCGCCAACGGCTGAACAGGTGGCAGAACAAATATTCAAGGAGGCAGAACATGGGCAAGGGTGATCGACGCCGCAAGGCAAAGCAGGCATTCGCAGACGCGGTGGCATTGGCACCCGTTCCCAAAAAACAGCCGAACGGGCGCAAGCGGCGGACTATCGAAAGCCGAGACAAATCAATTGGCCCGCTAAAAGCGAGGTGCAGACAGATGGGAATCGAAGTCACAAGGGCAAGCATTCGCAATGTGCGCGCGCCGTGGTGGGGATGCCACGCGGGGCGGGTTATTGCAGAAGCATCAATGAGCGAAGACGAGCGCGCGGCGCTGTGGGACGCGATCTGCTCCATGCGCAGGATCGTTACCGCGCATGACATCGCAATAGGCGTACCCCGCAGACATGCGGTCTGCCTTCGCCTCTTGGCCCCGGTGGACGAGTTGAGCGCGGACGCGGAAACCCCGCCGAAAGACGAGCGTTCCGAAGAAGAGAAGGCGCGGGCGGCAACCCGAAACCTCATGCAACTTGAAGGGTGGTTAGGATATACCGACAAGCGCGCCGCGTCAGAGGCCAAGCGTGTTGTGGTCGATGATATGTCCTGCCTTGATCCTGATGGGCTTCTCTCGGCCCTTCGGTGCGTTTCCGATGGACTCAAAGGCAAGGTGCCGAAATATCGGGGCCGGGGTTGACTTTTCCGCAAAATAACGCACACTTGGCAAAATCGAGAGATTTGCGCGTTCTTCTGAAAAGAGGGACGCGTTTTGATTCAAGCCGCCCTTTGGCGGTGGCATATCCGGTTCGTCGCTGACCAGAAAGGATTTTGCGTCATGAGAGACCGCCGTTGGGTTGAAGTCTCCACCCTCAGAAACCCGTTATCGCGTGAGCAGATCGATATTAACGATATTGTCGGCGAACCTGAGGACCGGCGGGTGCGACACACACCGCCATTGGATCGCTCTGGGGAACTGTGGCTCCCCGGTCCCAGCGGACACGGCGCCAAGTGACTCGCCGCACTATCCTTGACGATCTTCCCCCCGGCGTTCTCGAAAAGATGCAGCGTCGGGCCTTTGAGAAAGGCGCGTTGACGATGATGTTCGTGATCATCGCTTTCTACGCTTTCAAGCGAGACCTCGAAGGCAGAACAGCGACTAGGGGCGTTACCTCTTGAGCGCGGCGTGCGGCGGAAGCCGATCTTAGGGCCACATGGAGCCGGAGTAGCGACCGGCCCGCGCTCAAACATTCGCCTGACTTGATCACAGGCACAGCCCCGCACCGCTTCTGGATTGGGAATAACCCGGTCGAGCGGGCGGGCGATTAATCACACAGACCGGCGGGGCCGGTTATTCAAGGGAAATCAAGATGGCAAACGGGCATGGCGGGGCCAGGTCGGGAGCCGGACGGAAGAAGGGCGCAAAAAATCGCCTGACCAAAGAGGTCAAAAAGACGCTGACGGAATTGGCGTCTGAATACACGTCCGAGGCGCTCGAAACACTGGCCGATGTAATGAAAAACGGCACAAATGATTCCGCGCGGGTGTCAGCGGCGAACTCATTGCTGGACAGGGCGCACGGCAAGCCCATTCAAGCGACGGTTGAGGTGTCGCCCGAAAACGCGCCGCAAGTATTCGACGGCTTCTTGGTGAAACGTGCAAAACCCGATCCGGCTGACGCTGACTGAGCCGCAAGAGCGGTTCTTGATGTGCGAGGCCAAGTACCCGCTATTCGTGGCAGGCTTCGGCGCGGGCAAGTCGGAAATCATGGCATACGCTGCAATGGGCGACGCGGCTCACTCGGCAACCGCCCTAATCGGCATGTATGCCCCGACTTATGACCTTGTGCGGCTAATCACTGCCCCGAGGATTTGCGCTAAGCTTTCGGAGCATGGCGTTCCGCACAAGTGGAATAAGCAGGAGAATATCGTTTACACGTCCTATCCGCGTTTCGGAGACTTCGTGCTGCGAACAATGGACAACCCCGAAAGAATAGTTGGCTACGAAACGTACCGTAGCCACGTTGACGAGCTGGATACGTTGAAGCCGGAACCAGCGCGCAGGGCGTGGAACCAGATCATTGCCCGAAACCGGCAGAGGCCGGAGGGTGTAGCGGACCCGTTCAATCGCGTTTCAGCCTACACGACGCCGGAGGGGTTCCGGTTTGTCCATGACAGGTGGAAGCGAGACCCGGCGCCGGGTTATGAGATCATTCAGGCGCCGACTTACAGCAACCCTTTCTTGCCGGGCGACTACATTGACAACTTGCGGGCCAGCTATCCCGCGCAACTGATTGAGGCATATATTGAGGGGCGCTTTGTCAACCTGACAAGCGGGACGGTTTACCGCTCATATGATCGCGCAGCCAATCGGTCGGGCGAGACAATCAACGGCAATGAGCCTCTTTTCATTGGGCAGGACTTCAATACCGGCAACATGGCCTCGGCGGTCTATGTTAGGCGGGTGAATGGGTATCACGCGGTTGCCGAGTTGACGGGCGGGCTAGACACCCCTGCGACCATTGTGACGATCCGCGAAAAATGGCCGCATAACAGGGTCACGATTTACCCCGACGCAAGCGGCACAAGCCGCAAGTCGGTGAACGCAAGCACGTCTGACATCGCCCTGCTGAAGCAGGCGGGGTTCTATGTCAGGGCAAAGAAAACAAACCCACGGGTCAAGGACCGCGTTCTTGCTGTCAACAGTGGCTTCGAGCGTGGCGAGTTGTGGGTGAATGATACGGCCTGCCCGACCTTTGCGGGCGCATTGGAGCAGCAGGCATACGATAAAAATGGTGAGCCGGACAAAACGTCAGGTCACGACCACATCAACGACGCAGGCGGCTATATGCCAGCCTATGAAATGCCAGTCAGAAAGCCGGTCATTGTCTCCGGCATTCGGTCGGCAGTTTAGGAGCCAAGCATGGCTATTGACTACCAGCGTCCCGAGTTCGAGGCCGCGCTTCCCAAGTGGGCGCTGGTTGACGACATGACGGACGAAACCAACCTGCCGGATCATCTGGTGACGCTAAACCCGGCTGACACCTCGGCGGACAACAAAACCCGCAATGAGCAATACGCTGAACGCGCGTCTTTTTTGGGGGCGACAGGGTTCACTTTGGCCGGGTTAACCGGAACAGCTTTTGAGGATGCCCCGACGATAGAACTGCCCAAAGGTCTTGACTATCTCGCCACGAATGCGGACGGGCAGGGGCTAGGACTTCAACAGCAAATGCAGGTCACGCTTGGGCAGGTTCTTCGCAAGGACCGGGCCGGGCTGTTTGTGACCTTCCCTGAGACTGAGGGGGATGTGTCGCGGGCCGATCAGGACGCTTTGCGCTATGTGGCGACGGTTCACGCGATTGATGCGCGCAGAATTATCAACTGGCGCTATGAAACAATCGGGGCGGAAAGCCGCCTTGCGCTGGTGGTGTTCACGGACACCGCAGAAACGGTTGAGGATTACGAGGTCAAGCAGACCGATATTCTGCGCGAACTGGCGCTTGAGAATGGGGCTTTTGTCGACCGGAAATGGCACAAGGCCAATGACAGCGCGCAATGGGCCATTCTGTCGGAGCATATGCCGCGACAGGGCAACGGCGCTCATTGGGCGGAAATCCCGTTCACGTTTGTCGGGGCCAAGGACAATTCGGCGCAGTTCGGCACCCCGCCCATGTATTCGCTGGCTAAGCTGAACCGGGACCACTGGCGCACAAGCGCCGACCACCGGGAAAGCCTGTGGTTTGCTGGGCAGGTGCAGCCGTGGGCCGCTAATGTGGACCAAGAAACCGTTGACCAGTGGAAAAAGGCGGGCGTCTACATCGGCTCTCGCCAATTGCTGACACTTCCCGAGGGCGGACAGTTTGGCTTTGCCCAGTCTGACCCGAACACCGCCAACCGCGACGAGTTGGACCGGCTAGAGGACGCAATGGCTAAGATCGGCGCGCGGTTCATCGAGCCGGGCAGCGCCAACAAGACAGCGCAGCAGGACGCCGGGGAACGCAAGGTTCAGCATAGCATTCTGTCTCTGGCCTCGGTCAACGTGCAAGACGCCTATCAATCGGCCTGTGAATGGGCCGCTAATTACATGAACGTGACCGGCGAAATATCAATTGAACTGTCGCGCGGCTTCATGGAGCCGGAGATAAACGACGCCAAGCGCGCTTACATTCTCGGCCTTTATGATCGGGGCCTTTTGGGTGATGTGGACATGCTGCCCACGCTCAAGCGTGACGGGCTGGTAGCCCCCGAAAAAACAATTGAGGACTTTGCCGAGGAAGCGGCTGGGCGGGTGAGCGGTGCCGACGCCTGACGCGCTGGCCGAGATCGCTTCGCGCCACCAGGTACAGCTTGAACGCCTGAAAGCGGGCTATGTCGGGGCGTTTGAGGATTTCTTGAGAGAAATGGAGCGGGATTTGTTGCGGCAAATCCGATCTATTGACGACATGGCAAGCCTGAGAGGGCGGCGGCTCCGGTCGGTGCTCAAGGTGGTGCGCGGGACGATCAAAGAGGGCTTTGGAAACTACGAAAAGGTTTGGCGCAAGCAGTTGGCTGAGCTTGGCGAATACGAGGCTGGGTTTGAGGCGCGGGCCTTGGGCGAAGTTGTTGATTACGACTTCACGTTGCCCTCACCAAATCAAATCATGGACGCGGCTTTCGCACGCCCCTTGTCGGTCAAGGGTGCGGACGAGGGCAAACTGTTGGAGCCGTTTTTCAGGGATTGGACGGGCCGCACATATCAGCGGGTTGAGGGCGCCATTCGCCTTGGGGCCGCAGAAGGGCAGACCACGCAGCAGGTGGTGCGCCGCCTGATGGGGACCAAGGCCCGAAAGTATGCCGATGGGCTGCTTGATATGACCCGGCGGGACGTGGAGTTGATGGCGCGAACGTCTTTGCAGCACATGGCCGCAACAGCCAAGGAGCAGACGTGGCAAAGCAATGAGGACGTGATTAAGGGCGTCGAGTGGGTTTCGGTGCTAGACAGCCGTACAAGCGTTCAGTGCCGGTCTCTGGATGGTCGAGAATTTCCGCTAGACAAGGGACCGCGCCCCCCGCTTCACATTGCCTGCCGGTCAACAACGGCGGCGGTGTTCAAGGGCAAACTTGACTTGCTGCGCGGCGGCGGATCGCAATCGGCGCGCGGGCCGGACGGCAAGGTCAATAGGGTGAGCGCCGATCTGTCTTATTATGACTGGCTGAAAAAACAGCCTAAAGGGTTTCAGGACAGCATTCTCGGCGCAGAGCGGGGGAAATTGCTGAGGGATGGCGGCCTGACCGCGAAACGGTTTGCCGAGTTGCAGTTGAATAAGCACTTTCAGCCGATCACGCTGGCGGAAATGCGCAAGATTGAGCCTGCCGCGTTTGCGATGGCGGGCATCTAACCGACGCCGGGGGCGTCACCATCAAATCCAGAGGACACGATGACAGAAGAAACAACGCCCAAGGGCGAACAAAAGAGCTATTCCCAAGCGGATCTTGACGCGGCAATCGCGGCGGCAGTCGAAAAGGAAACCGGCGGCTTGAAGGCCAAGGTTGACGAGTTGCTTGGTGAGAAGAAAACCGCAGCGGCCAAGGCCAAAGAAGCCGAGGAAGCGGCGCAGGCGGCGAAAGACGAAGCCGCGCGCAAAGCGGGTGATATCGAAGCCCTAGAAAAGTCGTGGGCGGACAAGCTGGCGGCGGCGAACGGTGCAAAGGACGAAACCATTTCCGCGCAACAGAAGGCGATTGAAGCCCTGACCATTGGCGCGAAGGCTGCGGAAATCGCGGCTGAACTGGCCGTTCAGGGGTCGGCATCGGTTCTTGAGCGTATCGTGAAGGACCGCCTTTCGGTGGAAATGACGGATAACGGCCCGCTTGTGCGGGTCATGGACGCGGCGGGCAAACCTTCCGCTCTTAGCCTTGACGACCTCAAGGCGGAATTGTCGGCGGATGCGGCTTTAGGGCCGATTATCAGCGGATCAAAGGCATCGGGCGGCGGGGCTGCTGGTGCAAACGGCGGGGCCGGAAAACTGAATGGGAACGCGGGACTAATCGCGGCCAAGGTGCCGGGGTTTGCAAGCCTCCCGAAATCGTAACGCAGGCAACCGCTCTGCAAATTTAGGAGACAAGCCATGTCTTTGTCGAACATGCAGGTATTCAACGAATACGTGATGCCTGCGACTATGGAAATGCTGGCGCAGAACGTCAACGCATTCAACGCCGCTTCGGGTGGCGCAATCGTCCTTTCAACTGAGGGCATGACCGGCGATTTCAGCCGTGAATCGTTCTTCCAGACGCTTGCCGCTGCGCAGCGTCGTGTTGACCGCTACGCCGCCAACGGCGCGGCGTCGTCTACCAACCTGACTGAACTGCAAATGTCGTCCGTCAAGGTCGCGGGTGGTTTTGGCCCGGTAGTTTACGAACCCTCGCAAATGACCTGGCTTGAGCGTCCGACGCAGCAGGGCATCGAGGCAGCGGCAACCGCGTTTGCGGACCTGTTGACGCAGGACCAGCTCAACACGGCCATCGCTTGCGCTGTTGCGGCGATTGAGAACCAAGCGACCGCGACGAATGACGTTTCCGGCTCGGCTGGCATGACCTATTCTGCCATGAACGGCGCCCATGCCAAGTTTGGCGATGCGTCGGCAAGCATTGTCGCAAACATCATGACCGGCACCGTTGCCCATAAGCTGATTGGTGACAACCTGTCGAACTCGGAACGCCTGTTTCAGTCCAACGGGGTTCTTGTCATTGACATTCTGGGCAAGGCACATGTCGTCACGGATGCACCGGCGCTTTATGAGAGCGGCACCCCGAACAAGTCTAAGGTTCTTGGCCTTGTGGCTTCGGGCGCCGTGATTTCTGGCGCGTCGGACGTTGTAACCAACGTGGAGACCACCAACGGCAAAGAGCGGATTGAGACCAGTTTCCAAGCTGACTATTCGTTCGCTGTTGGCCTCAAGGGTTACACTTGGGACGAAACGAACGGCGGCAAGTCGCCCACCGACGCGGAACTGGCGACCGGCTCGAATTGGGACAAGGTTTCGACCGACATCAAGCACACCGCTGGCGTGATTGCTGTTGGCGACGCTGACGCCTGATTTTCTAGAGGGGCTGCTTAGGTGGCCCCTTTCCTAAAGTCAGGAGGCTTGCACATGGAAATCATTTACGAACCCCACCCCGTTTCCCCAGAGCGCAAGGCGGAATTGCGGGCGCAGGGGTACAAGATCATTGACGCGCGGTTTCGGCCTGCGACTGAGCCGGAAGCGATTACCCGCGAGAGCATTGCCAAAATGAAGCGGGCCGATGTGTTGGACCTGCTCGACGCGCACGGCGTTGACTTGGGTGAAGTGGCCGATTTCAAGGTTGGCGAATTGCGCAGCCTGTTGACTGAAATCATGTTTGCGGACCTGTAAAAATGGCTCTTGCTGTCGGAACAGATACCTACGCCACGCTTGCGGAATATCAGGCATACGCGGCGGCATTCGGCTGGTCTTTGACCGGAGAGGATGCAGACGACGAGGTGAACTTGCGTCTTGGGCGCCGCGCTCTGGACCTGTCTTACATCTGGAAGGGCGACAAGAGCGACGACGCTCAGCCCCTTGCTTTTCCGCGCGACGACGAGGCCACCCCGCAAGCCATAAAGGACGCGCAATGCGAGTTGGCTTACATCATTCAGGGCGGCGCGGACCCTATGGCGGCGCTTTCGGGCGGCGCTGTGAAGCGTGAAAAGGTGGATGTGATCGAGACCGAATATGAGCGCCCGCGAGAGCGTGACGCCTATCCCGCCGTTGACGCGCTTGTCAGTGGGTTGCACAATGGCAAGGCCGGAAATGGTTTCGGCTCTGTCAATTTGGTGCGCGGTTGAAGAAAAACCCGAACATTGCAAGGCTGGATTTGGACCGGGCTGAAAGGCCCGATCAGGTAAAGATTGCAAGAATGGCATCACAGACCTTCGCACAGGCTGAATTGGGCGAGACAAAAGCCATTGCCTGCGTGTCCCTGCTCAACGGTGGGCGGGTCCATAGCGCGGCCTTTGCTGGGCTAACGGAAATGGACAGGCTGGCGCTCATTGGGGCGCTGCACAGGCTGATAGGGGCGATTGAGGCCCACGAAGATCAGCAGGTATTCGACAAACAACCGGACTAGACACATGAGCAGCTATTTACGCGCGCAGGCGACGGCCAAGAGGCTGATCGCCTCAAAAGGCTTTGCCGCGACGTTCCGCAGCGCAGGGACACCGACAAATCCGGTTTCTGGCGTGGCTGGTGTTGGCGGTGAGGATCGGACTGTGAGTGCGGTAAAGGTTTCGGCAGATAGCACGACATTTCCCGAGACGCTGATTGAGCGGTCCACCTGCATGTTGCTTTGTGCTGGTGCGGTGGGCGTTTCTGATCGGTGGGTTGACGGTGACACCGTGCGGGCTGTCTTGGCCGTTTCAAGGGTAGAACCCAACAACGCGACGCTTATCATTTCCAAGGTGCTGATCGGTGGCTAGTTTCGCGGCGCAGCTTCAAGCCTTTGCGGACAAAACGGGCGAGAAGTTGGAGCGGGTGGATGTTGCGTTTAAAATCAACCTCTTTGACCGGGCGGTGCAAAGAACCCGTGTGGATACCGGGCGGCTGCGGGGAAATTGGCAGGTGACAACGGGCGCCCCGGCACCGGGGGTCATTGATCGGAACCAACAGGCGGGCGGGCTGATCGGCCAAGAGGCGGGCAAAGTCGAGCCGTTTTCAGTGACCTACCTGACCAACAACCTGCCTTATGCGATTGTCTATGACGAAATTGATGGAATTATTGCGGGCGCCGTCGCGGACGCCAAGGCACAGCTTGCGGAGGTCATTGCTAAACTATGAGCGCCGTTAATATCGACCAGGCATTTGTGTTTGACTTCATGGCCCAAGACTTCGGCCTTGAGATTGCTCACGACAACGAGGATATGCCCTCACAGGGGCAGTCCGAGTGGTGCGCAATTCGCGTCCATCACAACCCAGAGCGCCGAAAAACAATCGCAGACCTTAACCAAATGACCGGCGTTTTTTCGGTGGTGCTTTATTACCCCGAGGGCAATGGCGCGATGCCTGCAAAGCTGAAAGCGCAGGAAATCCTTGACGCTTATCCGGTTGACCGGGAGTTGTCATATGCCGGGCAGGTTGCCAAGGTTTCCGGCCATTGGCGCCCCCAAGCGGCACCCGAGGACGGGTGGTATAAAATCCGCTGCGAAATCTTTTTTGAGGCGTTTTTGCCTCGCTGACCGTCTGAACCCCTGAACCATCACCCCGCCGAAGGCGGATCAATAGCCCGTTTTGCGGGCCTTTTCTGCATGTCTTGAAAGGAAAAATCATGGCATATCCCTCAGTGGCTTCGGCAAGCGGCACGAAGCTTTATGTAACCACCACCGCACCCGCGACCCACGACGAGGCTGGCTTCGAAGCCATTGCCGCAGGCGATTGGGACGAGTGCGGCTACCTCACTTCTGGCGGCATTCCCAAGCCGGTGCGGAACTACAACGAGGTCAAAACCCTTGACGGCAAGGTCTTTGTTGTGACCGGCACCGAAAGCATGTCCGACATTGAGTTCGGCTGTGTTTATCAGCCCACCGACGCTGGTCAGACCACCGTATCTGACAACTCGGACGGCGTGACGTTGCTGTATTGGAAAGAAGAACTGCCGGGCGCCGGGTCTGAGACGGTCTACTTTGCCGGGTATGTGACGGGCTACGCGCCGTCCTTCTCCGACATCGAGGGTCATATTTCGGCGGACTTCACCGTCAAGCCGATCTTCGACACCGCTGGAGTTGGCCCGGTTTACGCCACCTAAGCAATCCAGTGCGGGACGTGGGGGTGGCGGGACGGTTCAGCCTGTCGCCCCCCATCTGAACCACTGAGCCAATAAGGAATGAACAATGGATTTTTCCCAGATTGAAATCGAAGCCCCGAAGCCTGTTGCCAAGGCAACCGCCGTTGCCTTTGTGCCGAAAGACGACAAGGGCGAACCCCTTATCAAGATCGGCGGGGAGCCGCTGGAATTGAAACTACTTCCCATGTCGTCGCCGGAAGGTGCACGGGAATTGCAGAAATGGCGCCTGAAATTCGGGATCAAGGAAGGCGAGGCGCACCTTGACGCGGACGAGGATGAACTGGACCGGCTGGTCGAGATGGAAAACGAACGAGGCGCCGAACTGGCTGCGCGCGTTGTGGCTGGCTGGAACATCAAGAACAAGAACGGCAAGGCGGTGGCATGTACGCTGGAAAACCGCAAGGCTGTCTTTGAAAACGAGACCTTTGCAGCCGTGGCCGTGGCCGTCATGACGGAAACCACCCGGATCAGTGAAGCCTTGGGAAACTCGAAGAGAGCCTGACCCTATGGGCCGGGCAAAGGGGCTTTCTTAGTGCGCCACATGGCGAAACGGGGAAGTCCCGCGCGCAGGCACTGGCTGAGGCTGGGCTTCCTGCCCCGATGCCAGACAGACCCGATTGCCCGGTTGCATTCGTGGCCGACGAAATCGGGCTGGCTGAAAGCGGCGGCATGGGGGCCGCGCCGATCTCGTCACAAGAGGTCAAGGCGTGGTGTGACATGATGGGCGAGACCCTTTCGCCTTGGGAGTTTCGCATGGTCCGGGCCATGAGTCGGGCCTATTGCAATGGCATATCAGCGAAATCAGCACCTCATGAGCCGCTGGCCCTTAAGCTGGGGCTGGCATCGCTGGGGGTGATTGCATCGGGGTGATGGTTAACTGTTGTCACAAAGGGCGTTCCCGATATCAACGAATGGGCTAATGTTTTTCTTTAGGCCGGGAGTGTCGGGGTCTGGGAGCCAAATGAGATGTAAGTCTCGGTAGCCTCTGGCCATCGCGTGTCCATTAAGCGCGTAGTTGTGGCCTCCGGCACTTAGTACGGGGGCAATACCTTCTAGGCACTTTATGGTGCCAATCTGAACGGTAAATGGCCAGTCGTCGCCATAGTCCTCTTTCTTCACGACGCGCTCATTGTCCTTGCAAGACGCTACTAAGAACAATCCCACCAACAGGGCCAAAACTCTGAACATCTGAAAAACTCCTTGAAAATCCGCGACCACGTTAGCGGACCAAGGAGAGTTTTCGCAACCGTGAGGTGATCTATGCGGGATTTTGCCAGCCTTGGAATTCAGGTTGATACAACTGACTTGAGCCACGCCCGCGGCGAGTTTAGGCGTTTTGTAAAAGCCGGGGATCGTGTCGAGCAAAAGACCAAGGGCATCGAGGGGGCCATGTCCCGCCTTGGTCGCGCGGCAGCGGGCCTCGCGGCGGGTTTTGCAACGCTCGCGACAGCACAGCGCAGCATTGATCAGGCGCGCGGTTTTCAATCGGCACTTGCCGAAGCCTCTACACTGATCGAAGGCACTCGCGCGGAAATGGACCTTATGGCGAAGTCCGCGCGGGATCTGGCGAAAGCCTACGGCACTGACGCGACTTCGCAGGTGCGCGGTTTCTATGCGGCAATCTCCGCCGGTGCGACGGATGTATCCGACGCAGCCCGGACACTGGATGTTGCCAACCAGTTGGCCCTTGGCGGCGCGACAGACGTGACCACCGCAATCACCGGCCTGAGTTCAATCCTCAATGTCTACGGGCGGGACGTGCTGACCGCAGGAGAGGCGAGTGACGCCCTATTCGTCGCGATGCAGGCAGGGCAAACGACCATCGGCGAGTTGTCGTCTAATCTGGGCGCGGTTCTGCCTATCGCTGCGTCTGCGGGCATTTCTCTTGATGAAATGGCGGCGTCCACTGCGGCACTCACAAAAGGCGGCTTGAGCACCAACGTCGCCGTGACTGCGCTGCGAGGGACCATTGCGCAGATCGTGAAGCCCTCGGGGGATGCTGCGAAAGCGGCCAAGCGGTACGGCGTGGAAATGAGCCTTGCGAGCCTGCAAAGCAAAGGGTTTGCCGGTTTCATGCAGGACGTGGTTGATAAGACTGGCGGGTCCAAGCAGGCGCTTGTCGAACTGTTCCCGGCCATTGAAGCCATGCCCGCAGTGATGGCGCTTGCGGGTCAGGGCGGCGAGGATCTGGCGGTCATTTTGGAGAACATGGCCGAGAAGTCGGGGATAACGCAGGCCGCAGTTGATAAAATGGCCGGGAACCTGGACCAGCGGCTGAATGTCGCCTTCTCCAAGTTCCGCGACTTGGGTTTGAGCCTTGGCAATACGCTTTTGACCGTGCTTGTTCCGGCTGTTGAGTTGGTGGCAAACAACCTCGATCTGATTACGGCCTACGGCACGGCAGCGGCGGCGGTTCTCGCTGGCAGTATGCTGCCAACGCTTATCTCGATGGGAACGGCGGCGGTGACGACTGCGGCGGGCTTTGTCACGCTCAAAGGCGCCATGATTGCGTCGGGCGTCGGTGCGTTGGTGGTCGCACTCGGCACGGCTATTCACTGGTTCAATAAATTGGTGGTCGCAACGGGTGGCTGGGGCGGTGCGCTTTCTGCGCTTGGCGCTCTGGCGTCCGGTGTTTGGGAGGGCATCCAGACCAGCGCGCAATCATTGGGGCCAGCGCTGAACGCGGTATGGGAAACCATCAAGGCCGGTTTCTATTCCATGATCGAGTCCATTTCGGAAACGTGGTCCGCCTTTCTGGGCAACGCAGCGGCAAGCGTTAAGGGTGTGGCGGGCTTTGGCGCGGCATTTGACGCGCTGTCTGAGGCTTCCGGTACTGCCGCTAGCCGAATGTCGGAGTTCAATGCTAAGGCGGAGGGCGCAAGAAGCCGCTCAGCGGCCCTGAAAAAAGAGGCGTCAGAGTTGGCTTCGCAGGGGTGGGCAAAGGCAGCTTCCGCGCTCCAAACCCTTATCCTGCAAATGGAGGTATCAAACGCCGAGCTGGAAGACGGCGAAAGTGCAGCGGATGCCTTGAGGAAGGCGCTGGAAGGTATCCCGGAAGTTTCGGACGACGCGGCTACATCGCTGGGCGGGCTCGGTAAGACCGCCGATGAAGTCGCGGACCAGATGGGAGGGCCTTTGGAAAGCGCCATCGGATCCTTGAGCAATGCGTTTGGCGATTTCCTGACAGGTTCCCTGAACGGGTTTGACGACTTCACCGATAGCATTGTCACTTCCTTCAAGCGGATGATTTCGCAACTGATCTCGCTTGCGGCTGAAAACCAAATCCGCATTGCGATGGGTCTTGGTGGTTCTGGTCTCGGCTCCGCTGCCTCGGCTGGACCTGTCGTCAGCACAAGCGGCACCGGCGGCGGTGGATTGCTTGGCGGGCTGGGTGGCCTCCTGGGTGGCGGTGGCGGCTTTCTTGGCGCTATCGGCACCGGGCTTTCCGGCATCACGACTTCGCTGTTCTCCGGTGGCCTTGGCTCTGCGGCTGGCTATCTGGGCAGCGTCCTTGGTTCTGCGACAAGCAGCATTGGCGGCTTCGGTCTGGCGCTCGGCGCCGCCATTCCGGTGCTGGGCATCGCGGGCGTTTTGATCTCGGGGCTGATCGGCAAAACCAAAGTGCTGAACTCTGGTATCCGCGTGACCGTCGATGAATACGACGCGCTGATCGAGTCTTTCGTGAAGACCAAAACCACGCGGCTGTTCGGACTGATTTCATCGAAGAACACGAAGGTCAGCGCGCTCGATGACGAGACAGCCGGGCCGATCCTTTCTGCCCTGTCGGACATCCAGATGGGCGTCGTTGATATGGCGGATGTGCTTGGCTTCGGTGCCGATGCGTTTGCCGGGTTCGCCACGACGCTGGATATTTCCCTCAAAGGGCTGAGCGACGAAGAAAAGGCCGAAGCCATTGCGCGCGGGCTGGGCGAGGTGGGCGATGAAATGGCGCTCATGCTGGAAGGTTTGGAGAATTTCATCCAAGACGGGGAAACCGCGACCCAGACTCTCACCCGGCTCACCACATCCTTGACGGCAGTGCAGACGGTGGCGGATACGCTGGGTCACACCTTTGATGTGGTCGGACTTCGGAGCGCGGATATGGCGTCTACGCTGATCGGTCTGTTCGGCGGGCTGGATGCGTTCAATAGCGCGACCACGACATACTTCCAAGCGTTCTATCGCGAGGAAGAACGGATCTCGATTGCCACCCGGCAGGCGACGGAAACGCTGGCCGATTTCGGCATTCAACTGCCGCAGACCCGCGACGGGTTCCGGGCGCTGGTGGATGCGCAAGACCTGACCACCGAAAGCGGGCGCGAGTTGTACGCCACGCTGATCGGCATGGCCGGGGTGATGGACCAAGTGTTGCCTGCCTTCGGGAGCCTCACAGCGGCGATGTCCTCGCTTGTGGGTGTGTCCAATAGCGCGGTGGACGTGATGATCTCCGAAGCCCGCTCCACGGCCACAGAAGCGGCCTCTGCGGCGCGGGATTGGTACAAGGCGGCTGAGTCCATTCGCGGCCTGATTACCGATATTCTGAACGCCCGGTCGGACACGATTGGCATCAATGCGACAATGGCCCGCTCACGCGCGGCAATTGAAGCGACGATGGCAGCGGCCAAGGCGGGCAATTTCGCCGGGGTGGATGATTTCACCGGGCAGGCCAAGACGTTCCTGAGCGCATCGCTGTCGTCAGCCTCCACGGCACTCGAATACCGCCGCGCGGAGAGCTACATCCTTGCTCAAGCCAAAACGCTTGCGGGTCTCTCCGAGTTGGAGGGCGCGTCGGAAGATGTCATGGTCACGCTGGCAAATCAGCAGATTGCCGTGCTCGGGGATCTGAAAGCCTACCTGTCCAGTGCCGACGCTTTGGAGCAGGAGACAATCGAGGGTTTCGAGGCGCAGCTTGGGTCGCTGCAAGCGGCCATCGAACAAGCCGAGATGTTCTCTTACGACTACCTGAAAGAGCGTCTGAAG